ATGTTAAACGATCTAAAAATCAAACGATTAAAACCAACTGAAAAAGTCTTTCGCGTTGCTGATCATTCAGGTTTATGTTTAGAAGTCCGCCCATCTGGTGGAAAGTTCTGGCGCTTCCGTTATCGCTATCTAACTAAAGCAAACATGCTAACAATCGGCCAATATCCAGAAGTTAGTTTAGCAGAAGCTCGTTTAAAAACTCTAGAATTTAGAAAACAATTAGCCAACGGCGTAGATCCTTCAAGCTACCAACAAGAAGAATTATTAAAAGCCATTCAAGCAAACACTGGTACATTTAGTTTAGTTGCAGCTGAGTTTCTCGAAACGAAAACAGGCCAGCAATCTGAAGAATGGTTTACACGCCGTAAAAGTTATTACAAAAAAGATATCTTCCCTATTCTCGGCAATAAGCCAATTCATGAAGTTGATTCAATTGATATTAAAAATGTGCTTGATAGTACTATGGCCAGAATTAGGAAGTCAGGTAAAGGTACTGGAGAAGCACGTGGAATTTTCGTAAGGCAAATTATTGGTGAGGTTATGACTTATGCCATTATTACTAAACGAATCTCTATTGATCCCACTTATGCTTTAAGAGGATATATCAAGCTTCCAGAAGTTACCCATGCTAGACCATTAACCGAAGCTGAGAAAAAGGAATTATTCCCCAAGCTAAATGCATATGGTGGCTCAAAAAGCACTAGTAATGCTATTAAAGCGGCGACTTATTCTTGGCTCAGATCAATTGAAATCAGACGCGGAAGAAAAGAGTTTATTAATTTTGAAGATGAAACTTGGACTATTCCGGCTGTATCAAGAGCTGAAATTCTTGCTGGTAAACGTAATATGAAAAAAAACAGGATGCATATCGTTCCTTTATCAAAACAGCTTATTGAAATAATAAAAGAACAATTTGAGCTATACCCAAATAGTGAATATATCTTTCCGGGTGAAGATGGTGAGATGATAGGGAAAACTACTCTAAATACAGCATTAGATAATCTGGATATTGATTTTACCATGCATAGCTTAAGAGCTACCGCCTCAACAGTTGCTAACGAAAATGGATTTAATCAGGACTGGGTAGAACTGCAACTTGCACATGTATCAGATAACAAAACACGTGCTTCATACAACCACGCCCAATGGCTAAATGATCGTAGAAATATGATGCAATGGTGGGCAGATCATGTAGATAGTTGGGCCGACCAATTTCCGACCAAATGCACCAGAGTTAACGACAAGTTTTGACTTTTGTTTGTTTATCCACAAGTTTTTAAATTTGAATTTGTTAAGCCTCAGCTCTACCATTAACTTGAATTTGTTACGATTTCAAAATGGTATGAAAAGGCGAATTTTTGCACTCGTAGATGTGAACAATTGCTATGCAAGCATTGAGCGTTTCTTTAACCCCCAGCTTAATAATAGGCCGGTCATAGTTTTGTCGAATAATGACGGCTGTGCCGTTGCTCGTAGCGCGGAAGCTAAAGCTATTGGAATTAAGATGGGTGAACCACTATTTAAAATAATTGATCTGGTTAAGCGTAACAATGTAGCCGTACTTTCAAGCAACTACCCCGTCTATGCAGAGATGAGCAAGCGATTTCATGCAATCTTAAAACAGTTTGTTGCCCCACATGAACATGAAACATATAGCATTGATGAAGCTTTCTTAGAGCTAACAGCATACGAATATAAATATGATTTAAATGCTTATGCAAAGTTAATGAAAGACAGAGTTTTTATGTGGATTGGTCTACCGGTTTGTGTTGGTATTGGCAGATCTAAAACAGAAGCAAAAATTGCCAATCATCTTGCTAAAACTTATCCGAATTTTAACGGCGTTTGTAACCTTGTTTCCTTTCAAGAAAACATTCGCAACTTACTTTATAAACAGACAAAAGTTTCGGAAGTTTGGGGTGTGGGGAGGCAGCATTCTAGAAAGTTAGAAGCGATGGGAATAAATACCGTATTTGATTTGATGATGGCAAATCCGTATCACATCGAATCTTTATTTAGCGTTGTAATGAAAAGAACTGTTCTTGAGCTAAACGGAATTGCATGCATCGAAATAGAAGATACACCACCAACAAGAAAACAAATCATTTCATCAAGAGCATTTAAACAAAAGATTATTGATAAAGATGATCTAAAGGAAGCTATTGCCAGAAGGACGCAAGAAGCTTTTACAAGGGCTAGAAAAGATCAAGTGTTGTGTGGCTGTATCGTAGCATTTGCTCACTCAAGCCCGTTCGATGTGAATAAGCCTTTTTATAAAGGCGAGTTATCACAATCATTTAGTGTTCCGACAGATGACGTAAGACGCTTGGTAAAGGCTTCAACTTCAATGATTGATTATATCTATAGATATGGAGTGGATTTTAAAAAATGCGGGGTGGTTTTGACTGCGCTAGAAAGCAAAAATTCTTATACTTATGACTTGCTGACAGACTATAGTGATTTAGAAAAAACTGAAAATTTAATGTGTGCAATAGAATGTATTCAAGAGAAATACGGAAAATATAAACTCGGGTTCGGTGGGAGCATGTATCAAAATCGAGTCTGGTCGATGTCTCAAAATCTTAAATCGAATAATTATTTTACTCTTGAAGGCATGCTAAAGATTAATAATTAGATGCTCATAATAGGCGCAAAACTTGATATAAAATGCCAATCAATAATTTAGCAATAAAATTTACTGTATTATTAGTTTTCAATAAGTTAAAAACTTTATAGAAATTTGGCCATAAACTCGAGAGAATTTGGCCAAATTTTTTATTGGCACAAAATGTCAATTAACAACACACTGTACGCAAATGCTGACTCTAATATTATTTTTGATCGTATAGGCTGTGCAGCCAGATAATAGAATACACAGCACAGTAATAATCGAAGCAAATTTAGTGCGCTTGCATTGAAAGACATTCATGCTAGCCGATCCGGTTAGCGATCCAACCATAAAAAAACTGCTCTTGGCTTTTATTACGTTCACAGATTTCAATGTAACGTTGCCCTTGCATAATATTCAGAACTCGCACCAATACTTTCTCGCCATCTTTTCCACGTTTGGCAATATAAATTTTAAGAGCATTTAATGTAGCAGGTCCATAAATTCCGTCGACCGTAAGATCTGGCCAACCTGCTTTACCCTGGTTATTCAATAAGTTTAGTGCACGCTGTAAAAGAGGTTTTGCAAAGCCGGTACCACAATTTACTCCTGTGTCTAATAACTCCTCCGCTACCACTGAAGAAACGGTATTCACCTGATCAAAACGCGGAGCTGTCCAATAGTTTTTGCGATAAATAGACTTGGCGACATCAAGCGGCAAATCTTTCATGTTTCCTTTAAATCCGTTTGCTCGAGCAACTGCTTCAGTAATACCGTATTTAGTTGCACCACCTCGATCAGCAGGGTTATTTACATAACCACCTTCACGCTTGATTAGTTCTTCAAGATATTGTTCGATGTTCATTTCAATTTTCCTCAGATAATAAAAAACCGCCCGAAGGCGGTATTTAAGGTTGAATAGTTACTGATGATTTGAATCTTCAGTTTCTTTCTTTTGTTTATTGGTAGATCCAAAATAGAAGGCAATCACAGCACTTGATAACCCAAGCAACGTGCCTAGTGACACGTTTAATAAATCACGGTTTTTGTCTGGATATTCAATAAAGAACAAGCCAAGAACACAGAGGAATGACATAGCAATTACCATGTATGCCAAATATGTCCGGGTGTTTTCACTACTCATCACCATCACCTTTTAAACGTTTTTTAGTCAGCTCGTATTGCTTTGTTTGAAGCTTATGAATCTCGTCCTTACGCTTCTCATCTCGTTTTTTGAAATAAAGATTTGTTAGGTAGGTTGCTATACCGATTAAGATTGAAAAGACAACGGCCCAATCAATTTTGCCTATTACACCGATCAAGCTGCCTCCTACTACATAGCCATAAGTGAATTTTGTTGCAGTCGCGGCAGCCGTACTTGCAGCTGCTTCTACAACACTATTTGTTTGATCGTTCATGCATGCCTTCCTCCAGATCTTGGGCAATAAAAAAGCACCCTTTTGGGTGCTCTAAGTTCTTTCAAAGTATTAAAGGGTTTGTAAGATTTTCCCTCCATTTATCAATTGTGTCGTTAGTGGTGCTACTCCAACAATTGCGGTACCACCCGCTCCTGGTTGGCCTTCAGTTGTACCATGATATTGCCAGTTCCATGTCCCATCATTGGTAGACTTAGTACCACGTTGGCCCCAGCCTCCTCCATCACCAGATAAAGGTGATACATAACGACCATCATTAGGAGTTCTATATCCCTTACCTGGAATCTCAGCTTCAGCATCTGTAACTTTAACAACCAATAAATAACCCCCTTCGAGATACCAACGCCAGTCCTGAGTATCATTGTAGATTGGCTGTCCAGTCATAACTCGACCAAACGGTGCTCCAGCTCCACCAGGAACACCTTGAACTCCATAATTCAGCCCCGTGTAAATACCACTTGGTGTAGCCCCACCACCTGAGCCCCCCCGAGCCAATGTTCCGCCATCTATGATCAGGTTCAATTTACTATGCCGGTTCATTAAACCCGGTGCGCCCTGAAACCCATCACGGCGGGCTTTAGCAAAGTTGTAATCTGGGTCATTTGATAGTCCTGCATATGCTAAATGTGGTAACCCTCCATCGCCACCGCGCCCTACAACAGAACCTTTGATCGTAAGATTTACGGTAAGACCAGAAGGAAACTCTCCAGTATCAATCGCTGGTAACTCAGGTGCAGCAGGAACAATAAATTCAAGGTTCTGTCTGTCATAATCAAATTTATAAACCATTCGTGTTTCAGGTCTAAGAGAACTTGAACTTGAAACCAGTGCACCTGCTTCAACTACAAAGCTAATTTCTCCAGTCGTTGGTAAATCCCCTCTTTGCATCTGATATAAACGTGCGAGATTAATATCAAGCTGGTCATATCGAATGTAGATCGGTGAATCATCAACCGGTACATCAATGAAGTCTTTATCGTTGAGGTAATAGCGCTCATCGTAATTAATTGCAGTAATGGTATTAGAGAACTGGTCGGCCGGTTCTCTTTTCGCTACCAGATAAGGCAATGAGCCTTTGGTATCGTCATTAACTACGGTGTAGATAGTATTTACAAAATCATCAGGACTAAGCTTTAAGGCCCCGTTCGGTAAACGGCCTAAAACTACTTTGTTCTTGGCTGAACCCGGCGTAACGGGAATCAGGTCCACGGTACCATCCCCCATTTGCAAATAAATCACATAGCTCTTGCCTGCAATGAAATCTACATCATGGCTTAAGGTGAGGATTAAACCCTCTTGCTGTACCACCTCGCCGCTTTGATGAATACCATTGCGATAATCCGCTACAGCGATCCGGTCACGTAAAACCAGTAATTCTGACTCAGGTGCCGCATCAAAGGTAATGGATTTGCGCTGGAAGCGAAGCTTGTTCCAGAGCCGGTAAGCATTAAAATGAGCTTGCCACTTGTTTCGTACCCCAACGGATTTCACTTCTTTCGGGTTCTTTGCTCCTTTGTCTGGCAAATAGATATTGATACGGCTATCGTCGGTCGGATCCGTGTATTCATAGATCAGTCCGTCGTAGTCATCCATCACGCCAAAGGTAAGGTCATGCTTGTAACTATCCGGAATGATATTCCTGAAGTTAAACAGCATTACAGAGTTATCGGTTGGACGTTCAAAATAAAGCTTGAGCTTATTGTTTTGCCGATATGCTGTACAAAACACGGCATCACAAAGATTAGTGACCAGTTCTTCAAAAGATAGGTTTGTATCATCAATAGTGGTGCAGAACTCTGCCGCTAGTGGTGTACCGAAATAATCCACTACATCGTTATAAGTCCGATAGATATTTTCCAGATCTATTTCGTCGATCGTACGGCGGCCTATCTTGTCATCCAGTGCCATTGAAACCAGTGCATCAGCAAAGCTAGACGTTGGATATAGCTCTGTTGTCATTGCCCCGTTTTTATAAGTCGGCAACATGCGCTGGAGATCAAAATTGATCTTGCGGGACTTAACAGATAAAGCTCCAGTGGTTGCATAAGTACGCGCACGAAAAACTGTTTCATGCTCATATACTGTGCTTTGTAAAGGATAAGCACCGTAAAGCGCCTGCCACTTTACTTCATCTACTACTGTTGTAACTGCCGGAGTCGGAGTTAAACGGCGTGCACGGACACTACAACGACCTTGAAATGTCACCATATCCAGCGTTGCGCCAACTGTCTGACGTGACTTAGCCGAACCCTTGAGAATGATCTGCTTTAGCATTGGATTACCAATTGCTGCACCCGATTCATTCACTGGAGTAACTTCAACCTCAATCGTGACATTGACAGCTGCCTGATTGCCCCCTGAAGAAACGGTATAAAGCCCATTACTAGCAACAAAGTTAAAGATGACGCGACTACGTTCAATATTATCCAAGATAAATGGACCAATCCATTTCTCGCCAATGGATGAGAGCTTTGGGGATAAAGCACCAGTTTGCTGGTTAGTGAGTTCTTTTAGCTTTAACCAGTTTGGATTAACTGCTGCTGGGTTAGACAATGCCATCCGGTCATCTGCAACAGATAAGACGCTATAAGTACCGTTTAAATCGTATGTTTGCCCGTTATACGTAAAAGAAGCATTGGTGATTTCAACGCGGTCATTGCTAACAAACTTTGTCGTTAAATCGGTATTGTTTGCAGCTGCTCGTAGGATCTCATTTGGATATGCAAAAAGAAGATAGTTGGTACCTTCCAAGCTTTGAGTATCTGCCGGACGCAAGATCTGGCCATTCACCGAGTTTTGATGCTGAACCGTTAGTGGCGGCGTGGTAATTTCAGTACCGAGAGAGAAATAAGGTTGTCCAGAAACGATATCTACACCTGGTCGGAAAACTTCTACTGATGCCCCAGCAATATCAACAATATTGGTTTCACCATCGTACGCGCCATTAATTTGATAGTGGCCACGACCAATACAACCAACAATATGCTCAACCTCAACATTGTTTTCATAAACCTTGTAAGGCACAGCAATCAGATCAGGTGTATTCCATCCAGCGCCATAGTTATCTGTAATGCGACCATTTACCCTCATCTTATTTTCACGATTTGAAAGCTCGTTATTTGCTGATGAGGATTGGTTGTTATTCTGAGTGGTTTGGGCAATTGACGGCGCGGGCATTAAAAATGCAATCGCTACACTTAAAACAATAGAAACGATAGCAGCAATAAGCGCAGGCATCCCTTTCGGGTTTTCAATTACAATAAAAGTGCCAGGTAAGAAATCAAGCTGCTTTAAGTCGTAAGCATTCTTAGGTGTAACTTCATTGGCAAAAGAGATCTCCGCATGATCCATATTGCTTGATGTATGAAAAATACGAATATGCTCAGGCAAGTATTCATATTTTGAAGTAAGCCATTGCCCGATAGTTTCGGCATGTTCAATTGTCTTCTCTTCAGACAAAGGATCCTGTTTATAAATTATCTTAATCATAGTAACTAACCCGACTAAACCCCATTGCTTTAATGACGTCTTCAGCTAAATAAGTGACTCCACTCTCCATGAGGTGTAAAACCTTCTGCCCACGAAAAAGCCCCACATGCGGGGGCTTATTTCTTTGTCTTGGATGGAATGCGACTATGCATCCCTCCTTGGGCATGGGCAGCGGATTTAAGAGTTTTAATCGTGAGACTTTAAATTCGATATGGCCTTTAGGTTGCATAAACAAATCTAAAGCTTCGCTCCGGTCTACTCCGTATAGATCCAAAGCCGCTTCATGTGCAAAGTGAACACAGTTGTATTTCTCTTCGTCATATTGCTTATCAAGCAAATGATCATGACTTTTCATACAGCCCCCTTTAGTCCACTAAACCGGTCCAGTGAGAAAATGTCACCAGTTTTGGAGGTATTTAAACGAGGGGACTCAGCTTTAAATGTCACAGCTTTATTGTTCATTGAAACACCTGCAAGTTGAAGGCCTAGCAAATAATGGATTGGTGTATTCAAGTTGTCTGAACTATAAAGGCGGTAATTTACGGTCGGCTTTACATTAGAATATTGCCCCTCAATTACCCGTTCAAACTCATCCGGCAAAATATCACCAAGCCCAGATATTGAAACGGTCAAAGTCTGGTCCAGATCACCGAGCATTCCGGATCTTTGAATTGTCATAGGAAGGTATTCGTAAAATACTTGCCCCGCGCCTTCATTGTGCTGAACATACACCCCGCGATCATCATTACGTACCACCCGGTAAGTATTCATAAAAGAAGGGTGTGATAGTTCAATACATTCCAGTTGATAAACATCTACTTTTCGATTGAAAAAGAATTTGGCATATTCGTTATCCATTAGACCTCCCAATCTTTGATAAGTGCCTGATCAGCGATAAGGTTAGGCTGGTTTTGAACAACTTCGAGCTGTGCATTTACCCGGTAAAGGTTGCCATTCACTTCATTGGTCTTGAACGAGTTTGGAATGAAATTGCATAGATATTGCTGACGTGTTCCCTGATCAATCACCAGATCCGCATAGAATGAGGCTGGCTTATTCTGGTAGATCCGCCAGAAAGCCATCATTTTATTGAAATCGGTTTTACTTAAATTCCAGTTCACATCAACAATGTGGCTATTCCGTTTTACATCGATGTAATAGCGACCACGTCCGCCATCCATCTGCTGACGTTTCACATCATCACCTGGTGTTACGCCATAGCCGCTGGTCTGAGGATTTAGCTTTAACTTGTACATAACTTTCCTTCAGGTAATAAAAAACCGACCTCATAATGGGTCGGTATAAAATTATCTTTAACAACTAAAGTTTTGATATTTCTTCAGATATCTGACTAGATTCATGTAAAATATAGTTTATTAATTTATTTGAAATCGTTAGGTGAAGATGATAGTCAGCTGTTGTTCTAAACCTCTTTAATTTTTGTATTCGATTTTTGATTTCCGCAGCTCTTTTCTGAATCATTTCAGACGTTGAACCCGCAGGGTACCCATTAAGTCTGCTATAGACTTTTTCATGAGCTCCACATTTTGTCTTTGTTACTGGCCATAATAGTCGTTGTTCTAAATGATGCCGGACTTCATAAAAAGCATGGTAATAAGCACGCCCTATAATATTCCTTTTGTGGCATTCATCATATTTTGTGGAATTACCTAATAGCTCATAACAGTAATTTAGAGTATCTGTAGTAGCCATTTTTCAATCCACGCCCACTTCATAAGGAATAATAAAATATGAAAGTTTATTCAGTTCATCAATTAAGCCCTCATCATAGCATTTACTAAATATTTCTGAATTCATGGCATCAATCTCATCAAAACTTCTATCGACATAAAGCAATATCAAAAATTCATCATCAATAAAACTATATTCATATTTTCGGCACCTAACATTCCTAGAGTTAAAGCATTTAAAAAGAATTGAACCGATATGTTTCAAGACACTAGAATCAATTTCTAGTTTATTTTTAATTTCAAAAAGCTGAATAAATTCATTAAAGTCTTCCTTTTTAAATCTTTTATAATAATTTAAATCATCATTTAAAATTCCGTCTAGAAAATAAGTTATAGGTTTGAAGTCTATAGGAATAAAACTTTCTAAGGGTAAATTTTGTTTACTACACAAACTAATAATTTTATCAATATTTTCATTAGCGCCAGAAAAATCTACTGAGCTAAGAAAAACAAAATAAAGATTCGATAAAATCGATACACTATTGCTAATTTTCAGTACTTTTCGAGCGTATTGATGCGCAAGAACAGGATTATCAAAATACATTTCAATAATACTATTGCTTAATAAAAACCAATCTAGTGGCTCAGTTTCTTTAATATCATTAAGCAACCGTTTACATCTAAAATACTGAAATTCACTTATCGATCCAGTAGGAACAGCAGAGTTAATAATATCGGTTACTTCTGATGACTTAGTTTTAGGAACTGGGGGAAGCATAAGAATATTCACCAATTTTTTGAAATTTTGTCCTAATTTATTTAAAAAAGCTACCTCTAAAGGTAGCTTTTAAATTAACGATTCCGTCTTGCTGTCGTATTCTCAGTCAAAGACCGACTAATGGTTGAGTTTGGATTTGCGATTTGATCACTTACAAGCTTCGGTACCGTTCTTGGAAGCTGCTTATCCAGTTCATCTTTAACAATGATCCGGACTGTTTGCTCATCCAGTTGTTCAGCTTCAACTGTCGCTCCACTCACCTGATTAATCACTTCAATTTTGAAATTGATTGTCGGTGTAGAAGGTTCAATTGAAGGCATAATCTCAGCTTGAGGGCGCGGAGATTGACCTGAGGTAAAGTCCTGCACATCTTCAAGATTTGTTCGATCCTGAACTAAACCATTTGAAGAGAAGTAAACTTTTCCGTCGTGGTATAGATCTGAGTTTGCCGAAGTAGTTGGATTGGTAGAACTTGCATTACCCTTATAGATAATCTGATCATCTTGATGAGACTGATTAAAGATGTTCGAGATATCTCTTCTTTGGTTGAATGCTCGTGAACTCTGATTAGCCCGATTTATGACATTTTCAAAAGAGGTGTTATTTTGAGCATAGTTGGAAATAAATGAATCTGGACTTGTAGCCCTTCTCATCTGCTCAACTTTCTCAACACCGCCCCAATTTCTAATATCATCTTGAGACCAGACAATCTCATTTCTATGCACAGCACCAGCTACATCATACTTTTTGCCTCTCCCTGTAAACCCGCCATTAGCAAAGCCTTTCGAACCATCCACGACAATCGGATTGGAAACACTTGTTTCTCTAAAGTTAATAACTTCTTCAAGTAGATTCTTCCGGGCTGTTTGAACTTTCTCGTTAAGTGCTTTGCTTTCAATTGATTTAACAATGATCTGATTGTCTCGAGCAGATTGATTAAAGATATTCGTATTTGTCCGACTATCATTAAATGCTTTTGAACTTTGAGCTGATCGGTTAAAGATATTCTCAGCAGAGGTGTTATTTTGCGCATGATTGTTGATCAATGTACTGGAGTTACCACGGTCCCTAAAAATTGAAACTTCCTTCAGCAATTCCTTCTGAGCATTCTGAACAGTACTGTTTGAAACATTACTATTTTGAATTTTCGAGTTAGAAAAATTAGAGAAGTTCGATTTATTGGCAGTAAAGGATTTACTACTTTGAATCGATTTATCTAGAACGTTGTTAAAGCTTGAGTTGTTCCCAGCGTACTGGTTAGTAATGTTTTGAACATCTCCCAATTTTGACACCGCATCTTTGCTCGGCTTGAGAGCATTAAGGATAATCTGATTCTCTCGAGTAGGCTGATTAAAAATATTCGAGGTACTTTGACTATCATTAAAAGCTTTTGAGCTTAAGAAGGAACGATTAAAGACATTCTCTGTAGAAGTGTTGTTTTGAGCATGGTTATTGATAAATGATTCAGGGCCTGAGCTCTTACGCATATTCTCGACTAAACCAACACCACCCCAACGGCGAATGTCATCCTGTGACCAGACCACCTCGCCTTTATGGACGATGCCAGCAGGATCATATTTTCCACCTGCTCCAGTGTAGCCACCATCAGCAAAGCCTTGATCTTTAATTGCCCGGATATTCGCAATAATGCTAGCACCCTGCGCAACCGCCCCAGCAATTAAAGGTAAGTTATACGGAAAACCAACCTTTGCAGCTGCTGCAATATTCTGCTGAATAGCAATACCAGCGGCAGCAATTGCATAAGCTTTATCGGCAGCAAACATGAGTTTGTAGGCTTTAGATTGCTCACCAAACATAGAACCAAACATTGAGGTGACAGACCCCATCATTTGCCCACCAAGAGCAATCTGAGCGTTCAGTCGGTCTTGTTGATACTTGTCTTCAATGTCCTTAGTGTTCTGGGCATATTCATTGTAAATTTGACTTCTTTGCTCTTGAGCAGCTTGAATAATGGCAGTCTTCTGATTTTCAAAATCCTGTTGCTGAATTAATCCAGCTTCCATTTGTGCATTCAAGCCATCCAGACCGTTTTGTTCGTCTAAATCAGCCGCTGCATATTGGCTATCAGCCAAATCATTTGCAGCACCCAAGCGGCTAAACCGTTCCTGATCCTGTCTATAGAACTCACTGGTACCATTCATATCAGCCTGAATACCGCCCCAGTTTTGAACAGCATTATTAACTTTGTCACGTGTCTCTTTGTCCTGAGTGGCTTTTGAGAGTGTGATTCTTGCTTGACGCTCTTCAGGATCTTTAACAGTTTTTGCGATTTCCTCCCGCTCTAATCTGTAGCGTTCCTGCATAGCTTGGGTTTCTGTCAGTAAAGCTTGTTTAGCCTGAAATAAACGCTGTTCTTGGGCTAATTTTAATAATGCAATCTCTTGTTTTGATTGTTGAGCTAAAATATCAACGGCTTCTTTTCGCTGTTCTTTAGTCAACTCCAGATCATGCTCAGCATCAAACTGACGTTTAGCAAAACTCTCTTTTAAAAGTTTCTCCTCTGACTTCGTATAATCACGATATGAATCAAGCTTAGTTTTTGTTGCTTGCTCAGCAATTGCTATGTCGTTATCAGCTCGTGCTTTTAACTCTGCCTTAATTTCAGCTTTGCGCTCAGGGCTAAAATTAGCTTTATCAACTTCTTCTAATTTTTTAGAAAGATCATTTCTAATCTTTGTTACTTGATTTGCAACCTCATTCTCTAATTGGAGACGTAGCTTTGCCTGTTCTTCTACAAGTTTAGTGTCATCTTCAAGGCGTTTATCAAATTCCTTTGATGAGATGTCACCAGCTTTAAATCCATTTGCTCCAGCTGTATATGACTTTACGTTTGTAAGATACTGCTTTGTTTCTTTAAATCCATCTGCCTTTCCGCTTCTTACATTATCTGGGCCAGCGTTGTAAGCCATAATGGCCTTATTTACATCACCGCCAAACTGCTTAAAAAGGACTGAAACATACTTAATCATTCCATTAACGCTAGATTCTTCACTTGTAACATCAACACCATACTGTTTGGCTGTAGCTGGCATAAATTGTGCCAAACCTTGAGCACCGGCTGGTGAGGTTAATAATTTGCCTTTACGATAAGTATCTCCTCTGCTTTCCTGCATAATCATGCCTTCAATCAGGCCTTGTGGAATTCCAGCAGCAGTTGCCTTTTCAGAAATATTATATTTTCTTGATAACGCTTGAACTTTTGCATTTACAGTCAAAACTTTTTGCTGATCTCGCAGCGCCTTATTTTGCTCTTTGGTGGCAGCAGTAGCTTCATCGCGAATTGCAGCAATTTTCAAATGTAATTGCCACTGTTCTTGTAAAACTTGGTTCTGCTCTTTTGTGAGGCTGATATCTGAACCAATTTTATTTGTTTTACGCCATTCTTGAGAGAAATCTGCAAAATCTTTTGCTACAGCCTCGCCAAGCATATTTTTGTTACGATTATATGTGTTAATCCAATACTGATCATTCAGCATGGATTTGTTTGCCTCCTCTCTCAATTTTTTAAGTTTTTGTTCAGCAGTCGTTGCGGCGTTTGCCTCACCTTCAATAGCTTTTGCATGATTTTTACGTTGGACTGCAGCATTTTGCGCTGCATTTCCTGCAACTTTAGTTTCACGACCCAAAACTTTGAGCTTTTCTGCGGACAAACCTGCTTTGGAAGCGTTCTCATCATACTGAATTACTTGCTTTTTAAGCATGTCGTATAAATCAGTCGGAATGTTCATTTGATTTAGGCGCTTAATTGCTTCTGAATAACTAATTGTGCCGTTTCGAGCATCTTCAGTAACTTTTCGAGCCTTCTCGTTCTCAACAGAAGCGGCACGAATGGCAAACAGCACAGCATCAACGGATTCTTTTGATTTTCCTAATGCATCGTTTTGTGAGTTGAAAGCTGTGGTTAAGTCGTTCACAGCACTAATCTTGTCATTACCCGATAATTTTTTTAATTCCTCATCGGCTTTTTCGGCAACTTTGGCTTGTTCAGCTAGCTTTTGATTTGCCTCTTCTGATTTATTACTAAAATACGAATATGCTGCCGCTAAACCCATTACCCCTAACGTCAAAACTCCAGTCCAACCACCAACTAAACCTAGCGCACGGCCTCCCAACGTAGTTACCCTATTCAAATTCCCTTGAGCTACTGTATATGCATCTGTAGCAACTTTAGCCTCTTTTAAAGCAACACTATGAGCAACTTCAGCTGCAGTCTTGCGTTGTACAGCTGCTGCACGTGCATCTGCAGTAATTGCTGCATTGTATTCCGCTCGAGCCAATCCTATTTCTGTTAAAGCTAATGCAGAAGATTGTCTTGCTCGCATTGCCTCTACACCAAGTAACTGAACTTGAGATTGCGCTTCAGTCAAATTTGCAGCTCTTTGTTGAGCAGATGCCACAATGCTTGCTTGAATTGCAACAGTTTTTGTTAAAACTGCTTTCGTCATCAAGCCGATTCCAAGAACAAATGCACTGTCGACAATTAGATCGAGGTTTTCAGCCAGAATTTGTATAGATCCAGCTAAAGACTGAGCAGCACCAGATCCTTGACCTGTTTCACCGACAAATTTAGTAATGCCATTGCTTAACATCTCTAGAGATTGACCGATTGTTTTATTTGTTTTGCCATAAAGCTGTTCAACACTATCGCCAGCTTTTAATAAAGCTTTAGTAATTACTTCGCCAGTAAGTTTTCCATCAAGCATCATTTGACGGAGTTCACCACGAGTTACACCTAAGCCATTGGCCATAGCATTTAACAATCCGCCAGCACCATCAACCAAGCTGTTAAATTCTTCAGCTCTTAAAACACCTCCATCTAAAGCCTGCCCATACTGGAATAATGCCGCAGCAGCTGATTCAGCATTTGAACCACTAATAGCAACAGCTTTTGAGGTAATTTCAGTAAGTTTCGCAGTTTGTTCTTGAGTTAAATTTAGAGTTTTTGCATTAGACATATATTTGGAATAGACATCATTAACAGCTCCCCAGGACGAAGCCGAACGCTGTGCAATTGCAAAGGTATCATCCATTGCCTGATTTAATTCTTCTTGGTTATTTGTAACTAATTTCAGTTTGTTATTAATACCAGTGTAGAGATCCATCTTGCTGATGGCAGAACCAATTGTAACCACTCCTGCCATGTAACCTGCTAGCGAGCGAGTTGCTACGGACATACGGTCCATAGACTTAGTCGCAAAGTCACCATTTTTTTCAATACTACTAAGTTCATTGCCTAGATTTCGAGCATTGCGTTCCGCATTTTGCGAATCGATAACAATGACCAAACGGGATTCTTGTGCCATTTTTACTTTTCTCCAGGCAATAAAAAACCCACTCGGTGAGTGGGTTCTGTTTAAGTTAAATATAATTACTAAGCTGGGCAGTTAAACTAATTTGTTCAAGCTGAAAATCTATGTCAATTTGACATAGCTATCATTCAACAGTTTGCATCGTTTAAGGGGTAATTTTGTACATTTCTAAAATCCAATAATCGAGCTATATCCCTTGTTGCTTAAGTAAGTTTCTGATGAAGTAACTTGGCATATTAAAAAAGCACCATATGGTGCTTTTTTAATTTTTATTAATAACCAATAAATAACTTATCAACTCTATCTTCTATTTTCCAATCATTTGGCAATGCAGAATTTCCATTCTTTAGTAAACTTAAGTATTCTTTTGCCGTTTGAAGCTTACAAAGAGCCTCCTTAGTAAAACCTTCATAACTTAGATTTTGGTAAATTTCACAAAACTTGATAGCTCTCATATATATATTTCGATCTTTTATTAGTAATTCTCGTGTATTGGTATTTCCTTTATTGTACTGTTGCTTAAACTCAATATTAGCTTTTTCTATAAAATCATTCGAAGCATCTAATAGACAACTATTATATGCTGCTGAAAATTTTGAATTCTCAGGATCTTTTAAACAAGAAACTAAAGAATTTCTAACAAGCTTTTTAGATTGAATGTAACTTTCAGCACTTACATGGCAACTGAAAAGCAAAACCAAACTTAATAAAATAATCCTTTTCATCTCATTCAGCCTTATTAAAGTTTCTAATCACTTTGTATTTAATATCTTGGTTTGTTGCTTCAATAATTTCTAGAAGTGCGCCTTTATAACCAATCTCTTTTGATTGACTTAGATCATACTCAACATTGTTATTAAATGCTGGACGAGCTATATTGCTTGAAAACTCACGATAACCAATATTGATTTTATTTCCAACTTTCCCACTATAAATTAGAGTTTGCTGGAATGAATCTTCATTAACTGATCCTTCTGTTTTGAAGCTCACACCTGCGGCATCACCACAAGACTTAGTATTGTAGATTGTTACAACACATAACCATCCTTTCTTATTTATCATTAAGACGCTTGGAGGATCCGATAGTAGTTTTGCTCTAGCCCCTTCAGTATTTTTCTTAAGTTCGCGCAAAGAATAGAATTTATTTTCTTTATCATGGCCAATTTGAGCATATTTACCAGCGAATACTTTATATTGCATATTTAGATCATAATCAGACTTTATGACCATTACGTCTTGCTCAATGATCTTTCCTTGAGAAACTAAAGAATCTCCTACGTAAGCTGTATTAATGGAACCTATCGGCGGCTTACTAATATTTGCAGTTTTAGGAATATAATTACCGATTTGAGGAGTAGTGCACCCCACTAAGCCCATACCTATTGAACAAGCAGCCAATATTTTCTTCAT